CTATGTAATCAATACAATTCATTGCCAGTTCATAAAAATCCATTAAACTCATATCTGATGTTTCTTTTTCTATAAACATATTTAATGTTGGATATTTCATAGAAATTAATATTTCATCGTTTATTTTAATTTGATTTGTGTGTTTTTTGAAAGTTTTTATTTTTATTTTATTCAAATCAATTGATAATTTAATTTTTTCTCCCGTTTCGGGACATATCAATATTGGTTCTACCAATTCACTTACTGATTTTGATCTAAGCTTTAAAAATAAATATTCAAGATCAAAAATTGGAATGTCTCCTGCATCTGTAATTGAAAAACAATTTTGAACTATTTCTTTTATTGCAGAAAGTATTTCTTTCTCTGATCCAGTTTCTTGAACTATTAGTAAGATTTTTTCTTCTTTGACTATAAATGGCCTAAACCATATTTTTTTATTGGTTGATGGTATGGTATCTGAATATTTTGGTAAAGTTGATTGTATTAAGTCTACTAGTTTCATATTAAAATTCCTCATTCAAAAACATAATCTTTAAACGCAAAAATTACGACATAGGTTGCATATCCTGATGATTCTGATGATAAAGATGTTGGAGTTATCGTCAGGGGGTATGCTTCATTTAATTTCATTGTAGCAGTATATTTTCCAAGAGATTGTTCTTCTGCCGGTTGTGTTCCTATTAAAATTGTTCCATATGAATTGTTATAGGCATTGGAATAGTCTGCATAGTTTTCTCCAGAGGCTTCTCTGGTCGATAACAGACCACCTGCTCCAGGTCCAAATAATCTTTGAAAATAATTAACCCCAGCTTCACTTGGAGCAGCAGAAGCATGTGGTATAACTATACCATTCATCCAATTTTCTAAAAATCTTCTTTCTGCCCAATCTTGATATATTATAAAGGACATTGCACATTCACCATATTCTCTTCTGATGGGTATTTGCATTACTGGCCCCCACGGTGTATATGGAACGGTGTTAAATGATCTTTGGGGTAGTGTTACTGATTCAGGATAACAGACAATTGATGTATTAGAATTATCAACCATGATAACTCTGTATCTATTTGGTTGTTGAACACCTCCTCTAGAGATAACCGATTTTCTAAATTCAGCAATTGATTTAGATTTTCCGTATTCATTTACTCCCATTTTAGAATAAATCCTCTTCTGTTAGTATTTTAAATTTAATACCATTTTCATTACAGTACTTTTCTGCAGCTTTCCATTTTGCAATGTTTACTGCGTATGTCAAATTTTCCATTAATATTGTCTTTTTTTGTTTTTTGTTTGCTTCCGGTCTTTTTGTTTGTTTTTTGGGTTTTATTTCTATAAGTAAAGTTTCAACCAAATTACCTTTTTTGACCTCTATTAAAAAATCAGGTATATAAAAATGAACTTTATTGTCTACTGGAGAAAGATAAGGAACTCTTACGGCTTCAAAAGACCAACGAACAACATTCATATTGGTGTCCAAATATTTACAAAACTTTCTTTCCCACAAAGAACGGCATAAAATTGAATTAATATTACCTATATATTTTGTAGGGTTTGTTGGTGTATATTTAGTCTTATATGCCATATTAAATATATAGGAGTCATAATGCCAGGAACCGAGTTACTATTTTCCACAACTAAAATATTTCCTACAGATCCAAAAGATCAAGAAAAAATACCCTTGTGGTTGAAATTTTTTTGTTATGATTACTCCGATAATTCTCTTATTCGTGTATCCACAAGTTCGGGAATAGGACCTATGTTAAAATGTATAATGGTTCCTGCTCCCAAAGAGTTTATAAACGGAACGGATGTGCAATATGATACAGCAATAGTAAATGACAAAGGAAATTTAATTAACCAAACAGCAGCAGATCCTACAGATGGTTTAATTGGAATGGCAATAGACTCAATAAATGGTATTGCTAATACGGTTGGTGTGCCTTCACCGTTAGAATTGCCTGACATTGCCTCAACTGTTACTGAGGCTCTAGGTATCGGTGCTAAAATTGATATGGATATGTCCGATACCAAGTTTAAAGGTGTGGCAAAAAGAATTTTTAATATTAAATTAATATTTATTGCAAGAAATGCAAGTGATGCGGAATTGGCATCTGAAATATGTGAAATATTTGAAGCATTTGCATTACCACAAGCAAGATTAACTCCGTTTTCCAAATTTGTGTGTCACCCACCATTATGGAGATTCGGAATAGGACCAGGTAATGGTCCAAATATAGATCCAGCATGGTCGGGTCAACCACAATTATCTTTATTGGAAAAAATAACAGTAAATAGAGCTGGTCTAAAAGATTCGTATGGTGTTGCGGATACCGCTGGCAAATTGAAACCCATAGCTTTAACTGCAAATATGACTTTCGTAGAATTGGAACCTGCAATGAGGTCTTCTTTACCACAAAGCTCAACAATTGTAAACCGATCTACTGCTTTCTGGACGGGTGGAGGAGCAACGACAACAATCGGTAACGCTGTTGCAACTGGAATATCTAGAATGGTATAAACATGACATATTTTAGTAACTTTCCGAAAATTCAATATTCTTTTCAAAATAATAAAAGTTTTGAAATGGTTGATATGTTTAAAAAAGCAGTTTTTAGTCAAAATACTTTAAACAACGAAACAGTTTTTGATACACATCAATTAACAATTGGGGCAAGTCCTGAAGTTGCTTCTTTTAATTTTTACAATAATAGTGCGTATTCTTGGATTTTGTTTGCATCAAATAATCTAGTCAATCCCCATACAGATTGGCCCGTAGAATGGACAGCATTTTTAAACTCTTTAAATAAAAAATATAATGGAATTTCATATTATATTTTTAAACAACCACCAATAGAAATTGGCGATGTTATAATAAAATTACAAATTGCTGGATCTTGTTCTGGTTCAGAAGAAGAAAATTATTCTGGTTGTACATTAACAGCAGATAATACGACCTATGCTATAGTGAAAGATTGGAATATTGAATTTAGATATTTGACATGTGTTGGTGGTGCTGGTGTTACTTTTAGTGAAGGGGATCTTTTTGCTGTAGCAAGAAAAGACTCTACTGAAAAATTAAAATTACTTGATTTTGGTACTGATTTTCCGACTGCTTCTGTAACGGAAACAAAATTTAGTGTTTTTAAAATAGTAAGAGCAGACGAGGAAAAAAATGCAATAGAATATTTTTTGGCAGATGGAAAAGTAATTTCACCTTATATAAAATTAAATCCTGTCAATGCAAATGGTTCTATAACTCAATACTACTCAAAATCAAATGCAACTAAAATTTCTGTTGATGGTGGTTATTTAACTGACTCTGATAATTTTTATGGAACAGCACTATATTGTTACTCTGCTGAAAATATAAAGGGTATTCCTACAATTCTTCAAATAAAAACAAAATATGATGTTGAGTTGGAAGAAAATAGTAAAAAGTATCAAATTAAAGCACTCAAGCCAGGATTCCTTTCTCCTACTTTTGGATTATTTGAGCAAGCAATAAATAGTTCTGGTAGAGTATTTGAAATTAATTTGAGTTACTAATTATGGCACAAGAAAATACAGTTTTAAATTCTGAAGAATTACAGTCAGGTACACCAACACCATCTTTTCTATCAAATGTTAGAATAGAAAAAAAATTAAAAGATGGAACTATTGTTTCTTATCAATTATTTTCACAACAAAATGCTGGCGCCGGAAACAATGTATTAATAGAATTAAAAATAAATCAAAGCATGTTTAATCCATTTATAAATGGATACATTGAACTTTATGATAAGGGTGATTGGACAGGAGAGGTAAACTTAACTGGTTTCGAGGATATAATAATAAAATTTACTAAAGATAATAATTTAGAATATAGATTTAAAATATATGAAGCAAAACCAATTAATGACTTTGTAAAATCACCAAGAGTAAATCAAATAGAAAAAGCAGTTCTTTATAGGTTGGAATTTATAAGTGAAGAAGTTTTAAATACTGCTTTTACTGAAAATATTTTAAAATCTAATAAAGATTTTATTGGATTTATATCTGTCAAACCAGATTCTACTAATAGAATTAAAGGATTGATAAATGAAATATTTGAAAAATTTAATTATCCAGTTTATGAAATAGAAGAAACAAAAAATGGAATTTGGTTGAGAGCAGAGGAAATTTCTTTGCCTACTGGTTTTGATCGAAAACAATTAAATATAGTTCAATTATTAAATTTTTTATCTAACCATGCAGTATCAACAGAGAATCCATATGCAGTTAATTTCTTTTGCTGGAGAGATTTAAATGGATGGCACTTTAAATCAATAGAAAAAATATTAAAAGAACAAAAAGAAAAACCAGAAAGTGAATTACCAGTATACATTTTAAATACTGATGATTTAAAAGAAGAAAGAAAAGTAAGATCTGTTCGAGTGGACGAACAATACAATGTGATGCAGCTGATGCAAAGTTCTGCTCTTTTTGGTTATTACAAAAGGGTAGAACCAGATTATACCAATCCCTACTCTGATTTCTTAGATGATGCTAGGGGAATGACATATCAATATATTGACTATGATTATCACCGTGACTTCAACAAAGTTTTACACATAGAGGACTATAAATTAGTTTCTGATACTTTTTCTACAGTAACAAATGAAAATAAAATATATAAACCAATTTATAAACAAGAAGATATAGTTTTCTCTTTTTATGGATCTGAAAAATATCATAGACCTTTCAATGAATGGTCACAACATTCTGCGGATAGAGGTTTCGGAGTCAAACCCGAAAACTCTGCAACAATATGGTGGAATTACTTAGGAAGAACAGCAGATTCTCGTTGGTCGAATATTACTTATCAACCAAATTTTAATATAACATCTTTAGATATTTCTAAATTTTATGATATTTATCACAAAATAAGGCTTCCACTAATAGAAGCAAGACAAGAGTTTGCAAGAAAAAAGAATATAAAAAGAATGTGGGAAGTTTACAGATGTGCTGTATGTTGTATGGGTAATGCTAGTTTTGGTGGAACCGCAGACTACAAACTTTTGGAAGAATTAAAAGGTCTTACAAGTGGAATAACTTATAACATTCTTTATGGTGCAACTGGTATTTTTGCAGACATGCAACAAGAGTACAGAGTAGTTGCTGCTGGTTCTTTTACAGATACAATAAATTATGATATAAAAGGAACAAGTTATCAAAATGGTTTGACTTTTTCTTATGATTTAAACAGGGAACCATATAATCAAACTATTGGAGAATTTTATAATTTAAAAAGAGAAATTCCAAATTATATAAAATATGCAATAGGAGATAGTCTGAAATTATATGATGAGATGATTGATTTCTTGGATAAAAAAATCGAAGAAATACAGAGTTTTGTTACTAATGCTGAAGGATATATTGGTAGTTTAAATTCTTGGTATCAGGAAATAGAAGTAGATTCATATGAAGATTTAATTAAAACTTCAGATTGGCAAAATGAAGAAGATTATGTAGAACCAGAATATCCAAATAAAAATAACATATACTGGCAATGGCCAATAGGTACAAATCACAAAATAAATGAATTTACATTTGCAAGTACAACATTTGGTGATGAAGAAACCCCCTTTACATTAATACCATATGAAATTGTAAACCCAAATAGCAATCAATGGAATTTCATATCAAAAAATGTTTCTTTAAAATACTCTTCACCTTATGCTTCTAGAGGAAATATTGTTAGATCTGTAACTACAAAAAGAAACTCTGATGGTGAGTTTCAATTAAGAACAAGTGCCGCTGCTTTAACTATTGGTGCTTCTATACCAAAATTTGGATTAACCCATAACGGTTATCCATTTTATCAATTACCAGTTCCACTATCATCAGGGTTTTCAAAAATATCTTTACCGTTTTTTGATCTTCCTGATTATTTTATCTTACCTAATTTTGAAAATGGTTTAGAGCACAAATGGATACAATCAGGCAATGAACCGGGTCAAGTGTCCGTAGGTGAAGATAATTATGTATTAAGAGAAAATCAAGATTTAAAACAAGTTCCTAATTTTATTAAAAATTGCTCTAAAGAAAAATACATGTTGGGTTATAGAAAATTTGTCTATAATTTAAATGTTTATAATCTTTTACATAATGAATGGGGAACTCCTATTGAGTCTTCTAAATTTACAGATTCGAAAGAAGGAAATTCAAATTTTGATTTAGTAAATCAATCTGAACCCTCTGGTACATTTTTATATGGTCCAGGAATAGATGTTGCTCGTTATTCTTCTGTGCTTTCTCCTTCCAAGAATTATTATGCAGATGTTTTCTATCTAAGTGATACAGATAATATTGGAAATAATCCAAATAATCTAATGATAATAAACAAGGAATATTGGACAGATTATCCTTGGTCTACCCCAAAAGAATTAAAGATAGAATACAATCAAAAATGGGATCAATTGATGGATTGCGTCGATGAGGGAAATTGCTTCAATCATTACTGCTTTAACCCAGTATTGGTTGAAATAGCAAAAAGACTTGGCGAACAAGAATTACAAATAATAACCTATCAAAGAAATGTTTACAATTATTTAAAAGAAACTATAGAGCAAAGTTATGTTGAAAAATGGCAAGAACTTTATGACGAATGGTGGAACAGAAAAGCGTTCTTTGTTTCAAAACAACTTGGGACTAGTATTTTTACTGGTGTTTCTGGTGGTAGAGCTACTAGACTGGAACAAGATTTATCATTATTTAATGTTAAAAAAATAACTAGAAAAGAAATAAAAGGAAGCAGATACGAAATACTTGCAAAGTCTAATTTGGGTATAACTGGAGCCAGTGCTGGTGAGTGGTTGTACAATATTTATTTTGCAAATGATGAAACTAATAATCCAAATGATTATCGTGCAAATGGTTCTGCATGGTGGGATCAAGAGGAAGTTTACATTCATCCATATTACAATCAAAAATACGACATTCGAAACGGAAAATCTGCCTTTGTAACGAAAAGAAAATTACTAAAATACTATAGATCAACTGCTACAGATCCACTTAATGATGATCCTTGGTTGTCGAATAGAGTAACACCATTGGCCGAGTCACAGTCAAAAGAAAAACAATATGTAATTGCTACTAAAAATGAAGTAAAAAATTTACCCGGGCAGCAAAATGAAACCCCAGATCCATTAATTTGGTCGGACATGGGTTATGCACAAACACATTTAAATTATTATCCCGAAGAAATAGATGAGTTAAGTTATGTCTATGCTTATAATATATTCGATGAAGAGATAGAAAACAAAAAACCACCAAACATAAAGAAAGAAGAAATTGCTTCTTATGTTCGTATAGAATTTATTAATCCAATTGGTTTAGATAGAATTGCAGATTTCCCGAATGGATTTGTTCGTGATCCGGGTTCTGAATATTTCTTACCGTATCTTGTTCAGGTTACTCCCGGTCCAACCGGAAGACAAACAGTAAGAAACAATGTAGCAGTCATTGGAATGGACCCATACGGTTTTGATGTAGCAGTTAAAAAGAACAAAATTGAGAGAAAAAATGTTTCCAGAGAATATTCTTGGTGGAACAAGTATTCTCCTGTCTTTGGTAGATCGGATTTAACTGACTCTGGAATGGATCTATGGCCTGAACGGGGATTTAATGTTGAATACCCATATTATACCACAGATATAGAATCAATGACTCCTGAAGTGAAGAATGGTAATTTTTATGACATCAATTTCTATTCAGGAGAAAAGTATAGTGTAAAAAGAAATCCGGGTTTCCATGCAAAAGAAGTAGATAGCGAATACAACGAAACTGCACTGGGTTCTGGATATTTGCTTGCTTCCCACAAAAAATTCAAACCACATAGATCTTGGTGGTCGTTTTATTTCCCAAGAAATCTTTTCTTGTATCAAAAATTAGAACCAGCAATTTCTACTTTCTTTAATACCAGACAAATGAATTATGGAGTACAAAGTTATAATAATGAAGACGCTGATGCAAGAGAATCGCAATACCCAACTTTGATGACTCCACCTTATAGAACTCAAATACTAACAGATTCTCCTTTCTCTAGAAGAAACGAAATACAGGATAAGGAGTACTATTCAGAATATACTTTAGGAAAAGAAAATCAAGACTCTAAATGGGTAAAACATTTAGACAATCAGGGATTAAATTCTAAATTATTAAAAAATAAAAATGAAGATACAGATTATCCTGCTGAAAACATTAATCCACATACAGATGATTCATTAGAACAAGAAGTTAGACAATTCTTTAAAGACGATATACTTCATTGGTTAAATGCAGATTACGCACTCTATAGACCCGGACTAGTAACATCTGATGTTTGGAAATATGATTTGAGTGGAGAGACTGAATACGGAATAATTACACCGCCCATAGAAGATGTAAATTACGATTTATTTGATCAAAACTTTGCTGCTCAGTTTGTGGTATTTGCAAGATCAAATGGAAATATTTGTAGTGAATATACTTGTGCAAATCCTGAAGGATTAGTTGATTCCTCTAGTTGTCCTCCTGAAAATCCATACTGCAATTGTCCTGCACAAGATCAAATACCAACAGAAACAGAACCAACATATTTGGAACTTTACCATCTTTATAATAAGTTAAAGGAATGCGAACTTATTGAAGAAAATCTAGGAGAAGAATATCTTGGATGTATTTGGTCAGACCCAAACAATCCATGCAGTTGTAATTGCCCAGAAATAGGAGAAAAATTTGGTGAATATTTGGCATATACACGAACATATTCCAGTTTTTGGAGTACTCCCGCATATGTCCCGCTATTCAGAACGGCATTATTACAACAATTAACCTCACAGCAAATAGTTATAGTAATATCTGCAAATAACCCTAGATTAAATATAGGCGATTTAATTTACCTCAAACACGAAAATCCAAAGACAGAAGAATTATACATTAATCAGACTAAAAACTTGGATGGTAAATGGATGATTACAGGTATCACCCATAAATTCATAAAAGAAACAGTTCAACTAGTAGAAATAACATTAAATCGTGATACATTATCAAAACCACCAGATATTGGAAATAATGCAAAAACGGCATATCTAATGTCATAAATAAGAATATATGAGAATAACTAACAACGCATTTTCAGATCTTCCAATGTTTCTTAGTAAAAATTTTTTTACTAATGATATTAATTTGAAAAAAGATGCCGTTTCAATAAAAGAATCTGTAAAAAATATTGTTTTAACAAGATTTGGTGAAAGACCTTTTGATTTGAATTTTACGGGTTATATTTATGACATATTATTTGAAAATGTCGTAGAAAGTATAACCGGACAGTATAAAGTTCATATAGCAAATATAGTAAATTTATATGAACCTAGAGTAAATGTTACAGATGTAATAATTGAATCAGATGAAGATACTGCTCGAACAATAAATATAGAAATTGTATATGAAATATTAAGTTTTGAGAGAATAGATACTGTTACGATAAGTGTAGAAAGGACAAGATAATGGCAGGTTTTCCTTATCCAGCTTTTGACGGCGACACACACACAATAGGAAATTATACATGGAGATATGATGGAACAGCTACCGCTTGGGTTGGGGTAGGAATAACGGCAGGAACACAAGGCACTCAAGGATCACAGGGTCTACAAGGGATTCAGGGTATTCAAGGATCACAGGGTCTACAAGGGATTCAGGGTATTCAAGGATCACAGGGTCTACAAGGGATTCAGGGTATTCAAGGATCACAGGGTCTACAAGGGATTCAGGGATTACAAGGACTTCAGGGTTTACAAGGCACAACAGGATCTCAGGGTCTACAGGGCCTACAAGGCACTACAGGAACAGGATCTCAGGGTCTACAGGGACTTCAAGGACTTCAGGGTAGACAGGGCACTACAGGAACAGGATCTCAAGGTTTACAGGGTCTACAAGGAAATCAAGGCACCACAGGAACAGGATCTCAAGGTTTACAGGGTCTACAGGGAACTATTGGAAATTATGGTTTTAATAGTGGTATATTTTCAAAATATCATTCTATTGATGGTTGGACTTTAGGATCTAATTGTGGTGCAGATGAAGATGGAATATTTTTCTTTTCAGCATGTCCGGGAGATTGTGAAAGTGGAACTTGTCTAGGTCAATATCCTACAAATATTGGTCTTTATATACAAACAGAAGAACATTTTGGTGGAGATTTAGTTGGGTATTTTCAAAATTTATACAATAATGCACTAGGTAATGGGTATTGGTTTATAAGATACTATACTAGTGATCCAAGTCAGGCATCTGTTCTAACCACTTTTATTAGCGATAATGTAGATTATCCAATTAACATTGGTGGTTATGATTTTATTCGTTTTAATGGAGGAATTTGTGGTCCCTTACCAATTGATGAAACAATTTATTCATTATCTTATTATCCATATGTACCATAAGGAAATTTAAATGGCAAATTATCCAAACACGCCCCCACAGTTAGGATCACTAGATTTTGACACTATAAAGTCTAATCTAACTACCTATTTGAAACAACAACCTGTTCTCAAAGACTATGCATTTGAGGGATCTGTAACTCAAACTCTTATTAATCTTTTGGCATATAATACTTTCTACTATGCATATTATATGAACATGGTTGCAAATGAAATGTTTTTGGATTCTGCACAAAGATTGGAATCTGTAATTTCATTAGTGAAACCCCTTGGATATACTGTACAGGGACCAACATCTTCAAGAGCAAAATTACTTTTAACTGGTTTAACTGAGCCGGGAGAAAGAGTTGGAAAGCACGAAAAATTTGTAGGGACTACAAATGATGGTTTAGAATATACATTTTATACATTAGAAGATTCTTTAGAAATAGATGCAGATGGACAAGTTGAAATTATTGTTGCAGAAGGTAAAGAGTTATTTTACTTAGACAATAACAATCAAGGTGTTTTGGTGGAAACAATAGGAAACCTAGATTTAACTAAGCAAAAGTATTATATTTTAAATCAAGATGTAGATTTATCGACTTTAACAGTAGAAGTAAAAAAACGAGGTGAAAGTCAATTTTATCAGTGGAAACCCACTTCAAATATAGGATCTCCCTATAATGTTGACCAAAAAATATTCTTTGTTGAAAGACTGATAGATGGTTTTGCCATACAATTTGGTATAACCAATTTGTTGGGAACTTCTTTAGAACCTGGCGATTTTATAAAAATTAGATATTTAGTTTCAAGTGGAGATGTTGCAAATAATATAATTGTTTTTAATCTTAGTGGTACACCAAATTTTGAATTTGATAATTTATCAATAATTTTAAGAGAAAAATCTTCAGGTGGGTTGGACGAACCTTCTTTGGATACAATAAAATTTTTAGCACCAAAACTATTCTCTGCTCAGGGTCGAGCAGTTACAAAAAATGATATAATTTCTCTTTTATTAGAAGCTCAATTAGTTAATAGCATTGATGAATTTGCTGTATTCGGAGGAGAAGAAATTTATCCACCAAGATATGGAAGAGTTTTCGTATCTCTTGCCGGTCAAGAACCTACAAGAATACAAGAGATATTAGATTTCCTAAAAAATAGATGCGTTATTACCATTTTACCAGAATATGTAACACCAAAATCATTTAATTTATATTTAACTTATTCTATGGCATATACTAGTGTATTCGGAGATGCAAAAGAAAAACAGGGAAAATTGGAACAAGTAAAAAAATATGTTGATGATAATTTCTTAAAAAGAGAAGTATTTAATTTTAAAATAAATGGATCTGATATAAAATCTTCTGTAGAAAAAGATGTTGGGGGTGTAAGTATTAATGAAGATAGCATTTCTTTATATTTTAAACAAACTATAACTCCATCAAATGGTCAAATAACATATAATTTTGGGAATGAAATTAAAAACAATTTAATAGACGATTATGCAATTACCACTCCGTTTACATTAAAAACTGGTCAAACAGTAACTCTAAGAATTAAAACAAACCAAGCAACATCTAGGACTATTTTTGTTCCTATAAAAGCTTTTAATACATTTGGTGTAGAAATACCTGGCGATTTTGGTAGTGTAAATTTATCAAAAGGAACTATTATCATAAATGACATTGCCGCTAATTCTTATGTTTTGACAATACCATTTAAAAATAGATATTTTAATTCATCATTGAATAATGTTATAACTTGTTTGCAAGAGGGAGTTTCTATTATATGATTTTAGTCTTTCCGACAGCGAAAAACATAAATCATACTTTAATTGAACTTTCTCCAACAATAGATGAAGAAAGAATAGATTTAGATGTTTCGGAAGCATCTGGTATTAATTTAAACAGACTAACCAATACTTCTCTAAATTCTTCCTATTGTGGAACAAATTTTGATATAACAAAATATATTCCTCTTTGGGTAGTTTACGAAAAACAGGAAAGAATAGACAACGGAGAGTCAAATCCTGTTTCTATATTTGATTTTCTTCAAAAATATTATGATTGGTTGTATTGTGATTTGCCGGGTGGAGGTGAATATAATTTATCTCAAAGATTATTAAATCTAATAGACATAGAAACCACCAAAAAACAATATTATAAAAACTTTTTATTTACATATGCATCTGGTATTGATGAAAAGTTTTTAGCAGAAAATGGTGGTCCTATTACCGATTTAGCCATTGAATCCTTTATTAATGGTATAAGAAGAAATGTATATCTCAGAAAAACAAATTTAGAAGCGGTTATATACTTTTTTAAAACACTATTTTCGGTTAATGAAGAAGATGTAAAAATATATTATCCAAAAGAAAATATTTTAAGACTAAACGGGGGAAAATTTGAACATGAGAGTTTTGAATTTTCGGGTCTTACTGGAACATATTCACAAATACAAACATTAGGCGGAAGTTACTTAAATTTTGGAAGATTGCAGGATAGCGATTGGATTCAAGACTATTCCTACTTGTTAAAAGTTGGTCTTCCCGTACAAGAATATACTGAAGTTTATAAAGAAGTTCTTCATCCGGCCGGTTTACGGGTTGTATTTGAAAAAGAAATATCAGACTATGAGGGTCCGGGAGAAGGAGAAGATACAAATCTTTTATGTGAATATCCGGTTCTCAAAAACTATAGTGCATATAGAATGGGAACAACCTATAATACCATAATAGGCGTAACTTATGGTATTAATTTGTATGGGTTAACTTGTTGTAACGGATTTAGTTCTGGTTTTACTCTTGGTTTTACTGGACCATCATATTATTTTCCAAATTGGGACGGTAATATCACCGCTTCTCGTTTTAATGATATAAATATTTTTGACTTCTTTACAATGTGTTATTCTGCCGGTTTTACTAGTCCAAATGACGGAGTAACTTGTTCACCATCCCCATGTTAAAGAGATAAACAATGTCAGCACAAAAGGCAAAATTAGTTCAAAATAGATTAGATAGAGTTGGTTCAAAAGACCAAACATATGTTTTAATTGGTAATACAGCAAAAGCAATACAAAGCGATGATACAATTCAATCGGATGGAACTTTATGGACCGATTCAGAAATTGCATATAGAGTTAGTAGAAACGATGTAGTTGCTGTTGTTACTAACTATACTTGGTCTAGAAGCAATATCTATGTGCCTTGGTCAAGTCAAGAAATTAATACTGGTAAATTTTATGCATACAATAAATCAAATGGTATAGTTTATCTTTGTATCACTAATAATACATTAAACAGAAAAGATTTAATTTATAGTAATGTTTCTACACAAATACCATCTCATGAATTTGGTTCACAAACTTATTCTGATGGTTATTCTTGGTTGGCTTTATATAAAATAACACCATCTTTGCTTCGTTTTGTTAATACTAATTGGTTGCCTGTAGTTTCATTAAACGATTACGCGGAAAATGAATTTGCAACCAAATATTCAGAAATATCAAATTTTTGCGACGGTTCGCCCGGAAATACTGGAAATTGTGGAGTTTACTTTAAAGAAAATACTATTATACCCACAGGCGAAGAAACAAGCATAACATATACAAAAGGTGATCTTTATAGTACTTTAACGAATTTAACATGTTCAGAATGTTATAATTTATTTTCAGACAATGAATCAAATTTTGTTTCAGACTATTTCGGTACAAATACACCTACTGAAACAATTTCAATAAAAACAACTTTAGAGAAAATTAAAGAATTGATAGACAATAATACAATATCAACTGCATCTCCCTATTATTGGCTTTATCAAGCACAAGTAAATGGGCCAAAAGACGGTTCTATTGTTTCTTGTTTTATAGATTTAAGTAATTATGCTACATCACAATTATTTGTAACTCAAGAAAATCCACTATTGCCTATAACAAGTTCTACTGGTGTTGATGGTTTAATTCGTTTAAAAACTTATAAAAATTCTGCTAAAAAAATAGTAATAAATGGAATTGAAGTTGTAAACGGCGGTTCTGATTATAAAGATTATAGATTGTCAATACCTAGTGGTTTGTTAGAAGAGGGTTCAATTTCTGAAGAACTTTTATTGTCCTCTATAACAGTAAATATTGACTTTGTTGATTTGTTGGGTGCAGATCCAGTTACAACATTGGGTGCAAGTAATATTTTAACAAATGCAAGAATAAACTTAGAAGAAATAAAAGCATCAGAAATTACATTGCCAGAAAAAATTAATTTTTATGGAATAGTTGTAAATCCTTTAGAAAGAGAATCAACAAAAACAATTAATCCACAAACTGGTAGTCAAACTGATGTAAAAGAGGTTGTAGCCGGTCAAACTTTAAGTAGATTTAAATCAACAACCTTAACTAACAATATAAAAGTTAATGTATTAACTGTTCCAACAGAAACCATAGATGTTGGTTCAGAAATTGTTTTAGAATCAAGTTTAGTAGAAGAAATTAAAACAGATAATGCAAAAATTGCAGCAATAGAAAATACAACAAAATACGAAATCACTGCGGTTAATGAAAAAAATTTAGTAGAACTTGATGTTTTGGTAATTAATGAAGAAAAAATTTCAGTTGATACTTATGAACTACCACCTTTGGTTCAATATAGTGGTAAAATTGCAAGTTCGAAAAAGATAAATGAT